AATAAACATCAATTAACTCACTCTAATGTTTTTCAATATTTTTTTGAAAAATTTTATATATCGGAAGCCTGGGGTAATGAAATAAAACCAAATGACTTTTTAAAATATCATACACATAATTGTTGGCATGGAATTCTCTATTTAACAAAAGGGTGTGATTTAATTTTACCCGAATTAAATATTAAAATAACACCTAAACCCGGAGATTATTATATATTTCCCCCTGAAATAATACATGGTTTTGATAAATATGAAGGCACAAACAATAGATATTCTATGATATTTAATATTAGCGAAACAGATCAATTTGCATTTAAAAAAAAAATAAAGACATTAAATGAAAGAAAAAGAAGCTAACATAAATAAATTTATAGGTGTATATGATAATTACATTCTTCCCGAAGAATGCGATAAAGTTATTAAATTATTTGAAAATCAAAATAAATTTAAAAATACTCTTAGTAGAATAAATTTTGAAAATGCACCTATTTTAAGTAAACAAGATCAACAATATTTTGCAGGAAGTAATAATATAGATGTGTGGTGGGAAGATTTAAAATCACTAGTAGTTAATTTTGATATAGCTTGGAATCATTATATAAAAAATACAGGTGCAGATACTGCTTATGATTCCTTTTTCTTTACAGATATGAAAATTCAAAAAACTTTACCTACCGAAGGTTATCATGTTTGGCACATAGAACATGCTAGAGGATTTAATAATGAACCTCGTGCTTTTGTCTTTAGTATATATTTAAATGATGTAGAAGAAGGTGGTGAAACAGAGTTTTTACATCAATCAGTTAGAGTACAACCTAAAAGAGGTAGAATAGTTATTTGGCCCGCTGGATTTCCATATTTACATAGAGGTAATCCACCATTAGCTGGTGAAAAATATATTTTAACTTCTTGGATGATGTTAAGATAAAATGGATCACACCGAAGCTATTGTTGAGTTAAAAAAAATTGTAGACTCTAGTTTTATAGATAAAATTGTACCTTTAATAAAATATAAAGCTAAAAAAAATTTAAAAATACTGAATGGCTTAGATAAAAATATAAGAAATGTACAAGGTTATCACTTAAATTTTGATACACCCACAAATTTATTTTATTGGAATTATATAAAAAGTGAAATAGAGAAATTGTATTTTTATTACAAAGCTAAATTTCCCCAAATGGCAAGCAATAAGATAAATCAAATAGATCTTTTAAAATATACACCAGGTGGAAAATACGAAACACATACCGACCATTTTACTAATACACCTAGACATTTAAGTATAATTATAAATTTAAATGATGATTACGAAGGAGGAGATTTGATTTTTACAGATCAAAAACAAAAAGAAATTAAAAGATTAAAATTAGGTAAAGGCTCAATAGTATTCTTTCCCAGTAACTTTATGTACCCTCATGGTATACAACCAATTACAAAAGGAACAAGGTATAGTATAGTGGCATGGTTGCAGTAAATTTTAAATTAATAAAAAATTTTTTTACACAAGAAGAATTAAATATTTTTCAAAAATACTGTTATAATAAATTAGATAGAAATGATGATTATATATTAGATAATCAAACTTCTTCTCCAGCTTGGTATAATGATCCTTTAATGAATTCTATATTAGATGTAAAACTTCCTAAAGTAGAGGAGGCATCTAAATTAAAACTTTATCCTACATATGCATATTGGAGATATTATGTTTTTGGAGGAACTTTAAAAAAACATAGAGACAGACCAGCGTGTGAAGTGTCTGTTACTGCCTGTATTAAAAAATATGATAACTGGCCTTTAATTATAGAAGGTAAGTCTTTTGAATTAGAAGAAGGTGATGCTTTGTTGTATGCTGGATGTGATCAAGAACATGGACGTCCTGGTATTTATAAAGGTGAAGGTATGGCTCAAGTGTTTTTACATTATGTAAATCAAAAAGGTCCTTATACTGATCATGCTTACGACAATGTTAATAAAATTTTAGTAGAAATTACGAAGAATAAGAAGTAGGCCTTGCACCTAATCTAGTAATCTTTTCAGCTTCAGTTTCTCCATCAATATTATTATAATCCCACTCATTTTTTAATCTAACTAAATGAGCTGCGTCCCATTTAGAAATAAATTGACTTGAAAAATCTCCTAAATTAGCATCTGTCCATGTAGCGTGAGGAGTATCGTCTCTGTATTCTACTGTATCATTGTAATCATGATTATCAGCTTTATATTGAATTGCCCAAATGTTTGACCATTTAGAATCATTCCAAAAAGCATCGTCATCAATAGGATAACCTGTTCCAGCTGAATCACCTTGCTGTTTAATAATTAGTTTGTCTTCAAATACTACTGTCCAATCTGAATTAGTTGCCATATTTTCTCCTAAGTTTTAATAATATAAATAACTGTTAAATAAGGTTGTAAAACAGATGGATTAACTTCACTTCCACTGAAATTACTTGATGCATTACCACTACCTGAAAAGTTAGCACTCATGTTGTGAGAGTGACCTGAACCGGAACCTGTGTTAGAAGACGGCTGTTGAGGCCCCAACCTCTGTGGTTCTATCCCAGCGGGCCATCCAGGGCTGAAGGGACCAGAAGGATAAGTGTGAGAGTGAGAAGCAAGTTGTGCTGTAGATAAAGTTGCATTGGCTGTTGAACCGGCAACGTTACCTGTAACGTTAATGTTGGTAGCCACATTACCTGAAGGTGTAACTGGAGTAGTATTTGCTCCACCTGTTGATGCTAAAGCTTTATTGTTAGATTTTCCGACTGCTACATTGTCTTGTAAATCAGGAACGTTAAAATTACCACCTCCTGGATCACCATAAGTTGTACCAATGATTGCAAATAAATCTGCATAAGTAGATTGACTTACTGCTTGACCATTACACTCTAAAAATCCAGATGGTACTGACGCAGAAGACCATGGCACAATAGTTGCTGTTGGAATTCCCTCGATACCTGTAAGGTTTGCTCCATCAAAATCATATCTAGTTGCTTCGTAATTTGCCATATTCTATTTCTCCTTATAAGTCCAACCTGTTGTAGCATCTCCAGAATAAACTAAACTGAAACCAGCACCTTGTGTACTAACTGTAAGGTCAGATGCACTATTAGCTATATTAGAAGAATTTCTACCAACAGTCAATGCGTTAGTATTGAAATCATAACCTTGATCTATAAATGAAACTTCATCACCTGCACTTGGAGAAGCGGGTAGAGTAATTGTAAATGCTCCACCGTTTGTATTTGCTAAAATTTGAGCTCCAGCTTGAACTGTTTCAGCTGCTGTTATTGCTCTCCATTTTCTAAGTTCACCTGCTTTTACAACATTAGTTCCATCAGAATATAATGTGTAAGTGTGACCTTCACATAAAAGTACACCTGTTCCAGATGTAGTTTTAAAAGTTAAAGTAAAACCTGCATGATCACATGCATCTTCAACAATATAAGTTTTTTCAACTGAATCAGGAATAGTAACATTTAAATTACCTTCAAGAGTTCCTGTTAATTTAATAACTTCATTTTTACCATTTGATAAAGCACCATTTGTAAAAGTTAAAGCTCTACTTGCATTAGTTACATTTAATGCATCATAACCACCAATTGCTTGTTCAAGAATTAATAGATTTGTATTTGTAATCTGTCCCCAAGTTCCTGAATTTTCACCAGTTGCTTGAACAGTTAATTTTAAATTAGCTGATGTTGAATTTGCCATATTTTAAATTCCTTATTTGTTTCAATTTACTAAAAATGTGAGCTTATGTCAAACTCATTATGCAGCTACTTCTACCCATCCTGGAGGGTCTACTGGGGCTGTTCCAGTGTCTACTTGATTCCAAATTATAGTTTTAGTTGTTCCTAAAGACATTGTCAATTCAATTCCTGTAGGAAATATATTAGCATTTGCAACTGTTGTAACACTTCCTAAGTTAGCTGATAGAGATATTCCATTTACAGCTGCAAAAGTTACGGCATCTAAATTACCTACTCCAAGACCAGCTGCAAAACCTTCTCCAACGACGGTTACATTTGCCTCTCCAATAACTACTGTTCCAACAGCAAGAGAAGCATTAAATCCAATACCGGTAACTTCAGCATCAGGAGCCGGATCCACGATTCCTTCTGCAGCCGTAATACCAAAACCATTTAGTGTTAAATTTGAATCTGCAACTACAGCTAAACTTCCAATGTTAGCAGATAATGCTATGCCTGTTACATCTACATCTACAAGTGTAAATGCAAATGGATCTCCTAATGAGGCTGTCATTGGTTCTCCGGTAACTGCTACATTACCTTCACCAATTACAACTGTACCAACTGCTAATGATGCATTAAATCCAATTCCAGTGACTTCTGCATCTGGCGCTGCATCAGCAGTTCCTAAGTTTGCAGATAAAGAAATACCTGTTAAATCTACTTGTACCCAATCACCTGTAGCACCCCAAACAAATTGACCATAGAAGTATCGTCCCCAACCTTCTAAGTTATATGCTTCAACACTTCCAACTGATGCACTAGCAGTTACACCACTAACGATTGCATCTGGAGATGCGTCTGCTGTTCCAAGATTTGCTGTAAATGAAAGTCCAGAAGGGAAAACTTCAACAGCTATAATTATATCTGCTATCGTTCCTTCAGTGGCAGATATAGAAATTCCTGTTGGAGTTACATTACAATCGGCAGTAATAGTCTCATTACCAAGTGAAGAAGTTAATGCTTCACCCGTTAAAATTTCGTTTACGTCAGATTGTTCGCCCCATGCGTTTTGACCCCAAGTTGCTTCATTCCAAGCATTAGCCATAGGAAGTTACCTCCTATGCTATTACCCAGAAATTCTTAGAATCGCTGCTGCTGTTGTAAATGCTGGAAACTGAATAGTGAAAGTTCCTGATGTCGCTGTTTTATCTGCTCCAAAATCTAAAGCACATACAGCAGCATCTGTTAC